CTTGTCGTTACTAGGCATGAGGGTCAGTCTTGTATTTCTGTCGGTATGCCAGTCGAGTCCATTCGCCGTTAATGAACTGCTCAGCAAACAGGATGTCGCAGCTTCTATACAACATTCCGTTGATCGTCATATAGTCAATTTGGTTGTCGCTTGCGATCCGTAGAGCGAACACTGGATGGGTGATCGTGTTGTCGGGTGTGGATGTGTGGATTCTGACAGGGTTGAGTGCTTGCATAAATTCAGTTCTCATCGGGTTCCTTCGCTAGTCGTTGACTGATTTTCTCTAGGTCTTTGGGCCGCCAAACGTGGACCTCTTGCCCTGCGTCCTCCAAAGTGTTGAGCCATTCCCACTGCGTATTAGAAACTACGCCTTTGTCGGTTTTGAGTTCCACAAAGATGGTGCCTCGAATCGGGTGAGTCATTACTAGATCGGGAAAGCCTTGGTCGCCTGTCGCTGGGGTGATCCATCTACCCGGTCGAATCTGTGCAGGTTGGGTGTGCATAACTTTCCAGCGATGCAACTTAGCCAGGGTGATTACAGCCTTTTGAAATTCTGCCTCGGACGGGTCAGCCACCGTTCATCAGCCTGTCAATTAGTGCGGACGCTTCACGCTTGGTTTCAGGGACTGCACCTTCCCAGTTTTTGGCTCGAAGCATCCCTAACTGCTTGGCGGTTGGCGGTTCACCACTTGACCCCAGAGTTTGGTTTCGTGCCGGGGCTTTTCTACCCATGTGGTGCAGTTCAAACGGTGCAGCTGGTGTGTCGTTGTTTGTGGCTGTTTGGCTTGTTGGTGCTACTTCTCCGCCTTGGCGATACACCTTAACGATTTCCTCAAGGCTGGCACGTTTGTTTGAGCCCTGATACTGGTAGTTCGCTAAAGCCCGTCCGATAGCGGAGGTTTCGCAGTTTTCTAACGCACTGGTTTTGTTGACCATGGATGAGCCGCGGATCTCCTCGGCGTAGCCCGTGGTGGTCGGTACTGCGTCGGCTATGTCGGCATACAATTCTGCTTTTATCACAATTCGAGTGCCGTCGTCAACGACCAGTTCTGTGACGATGCGTCCGCGTGCGCAGTCCTTCCAAAACAGTGGGAGACGTTCCTGCACTGATGCGTAGTCGGCTGGATTAAAACTCATGTTTCCATGTCCTTCATGTGTCGGGCCTGTGCAGGCGTTTGGTTTTTAAGATTGTTGACCACTCGAATCATTGACACGCAACGGGCAGTTTCCTCAACTGTCATTCCTTTAAAGCCGAACTCTTCGGCGCATTTGAGACAGATGCCTCGCAACTCTGTACGCATCCGCATATCAGCCGAATTAAAACCTGACGCGCAAATGTTGCAGTTCACTTGAAACCGCCTAGCCTCATGGCCACGATCGCATCTTGAGTTGACCGGGTCAGGTTGGACAGATAGATGCCGTTCTCCTCAGCAACATAAGCCAACTCAAAGAGCGCCTTTCTAAGCATCGCCACGTCGTCCCTGAGGCGTTCAATCTCCCAAATAGATGCTTTCATCGCAATGTCGGCTTTGGAAATCATGGCGGTCAATTCCGCTAATTCTTTGGTCATGGTCGGGGCTCCTTAATTTGTCGGTATTTGCCGTCACGGTACACCAGCGGTGTCGCTGGGTTTGTGTCGGATTGTAGTTGGCGTCGTTCTTTCCATGTGAGACCCCCCCATATGCCGTAGCACTCAAGTTGGGTCGTGGAGTATTTGAGGGACTCGGCTAGGCAAGACGGCCTAACAATGCAGGTCGCGCAAACGGCTTTCGCTTCAGCAATTTTTTTGCGTGAGTACCGTTCACCTGGTTCAAAGATGAACAGGTTGAGGTCCATGCCTCGACAAGCTGCGTGATCCCACCAGCGGTCTAGCACAGTCGCCAAGGTTTCCATCCGCATCCGCCACCCTCGGCAATATCGGAATAAAGCAGGTAGGCGAATCTGAGGTTGAGAGTTGGGTCGCTCATGGCTTCAGCAAACGGCATGTTGAAAACTTGCTCCACGTATTTGGTATGAATCTCATTTATCTGGGCAACCCCGTGGTCCGATCCGTTAAAGCGGTCTGCTAGTTCGGGGTCACTAGACATCGGTGTGATGTTTAGGCATCGGGTTTCTTTCCAGAGCAGGCGACCTAGTTTTTGCAATGTCTCAGTGTTGTTGGGCCAGCCAACCGAAATCGCTTCAGGAAACCATTCTTGGCATTTGGTTTCGAGTGGTACGTCTGCGATTCGTGGTGACGCCAAGACGGTCGTGCTGGTGCTGGTTGTGGTTGTTGCTAGTAGTTCCTCTGCGCGGTCGGCAAGTTGTTGAGGTGTCAGGTCCTGCAATGTGATTGTTTGCCTAGGCGGGATAGTGAGCGTTGGTGACGAGTCCTGTACGTCTGTGATCGCCCAGACTGCCAACATTGCGTAAGTGGCTAAGGCTAAAAAGGTAAGTCGTTTAAGGTTCATTTAGTAGTCCTCTGATAGGTCCGCAACTGATTTGCGGGTGCTGAAAAAGCCTTCAAATATCGGGTTTTCTTGCATGATTTCTCGAGCCATGAAAGCGCGATAATTGTTGTTGAATTTAAATTCGCTGGTGGGATCGTTGGTCGTTGCGTGTTGATATCGCAAAACTTCTACAAGGGCCGCTATCCCGTAATGGGTGTGCCCTTGGATGTGCAGCTTGTAAACCATTTTAAGTAGTGCGGGCATGACCCACGGGTTCGCCTCTTTAAAGGCTTCGTATTTGAGTTTCTCGGCTGGAACAGCGAGAACGTCAAAAAGGGATTGTTGCATTGCTTCCTCCTGCGGTCGGGGTCCCGCTATTACGGGACGCACTTGGTTGTCAGTCATTTGACCGACTCCCAAACCGAATGTCAAGTCATTGAGCAAATATTTGGGCGAACGCGTCCTCAATTAGTTTGGGGTTGTCGGCCATAAGCGGCGAGATTTCTACATGAGTCCAGTCTGCACCGGGTGTGCCTCCGTTGCGTGTAGGGGTCCAAGCCTTCCAAGCGTCACGGTCACATCGGTACCCAGCGCCAAACTTGGTGAGGTTCGGTAGTGGGCATCCTGTGCCGTCGTAAGCGTGAATTTCTTCAATGCCTAAAAGTTCGCGGTGTTGAAACAGGAATTCGACTAGGGCTTTGCGTTGGGCTTTGGTGCCTTTGAGGTCGGTTGCTCGCCATGTGGCGTGAACGGACAGCTGCGGTCCTGAGCGCATTGGTCGGTTTGCGTAGATACCGATGTTCTTGACACCGAATAGGTATTGGCAGAATTCAACAAATCGTTTGGTACCGGGGCGAGGTGTCGGGTGGTTGCCGTCGGTGTTGCCTGTGTACGGTCTAGGACTCATCTTTTTCTCCCTTGTCTTTAAGGCCGTTACTGGCGAGTAATCCTGTTAATGCTCCAGCAAGTACCAATAGGACGCTTGAGAGAACTTCCCACGCTTTTGAGTCGTTTGGTGACACTTCGAGGGGCTGTACGACAAACGCGAGCGAGTAGAGGATCATGCCGATGGACATGATGAAAGTAAGCGACAGCGCGGCTCCGACCATAAGGACGAGGCGCGCTTTGATCTCGGAGTTGGTGTATTTCTTCACGGTGTGGTTGCTCCTGTTGAGGTGTCACATCTGGGCGCTGTGGGTTGGGTTTCGCAGTTGTTTCGAGTGCGGTCGCTACATCCTGTAACGATGAACATGAGGACGACTGCAAGAGCTGCGATTACGGCAAGCGTTTTCATGTTTCAGGGTTGCTTCCGGGTGTCCAGTTGCATGATGCTGGGTCGTCGTATAGTTCCGATAGGTCGCAGGGTTCGTGGCATACACCGCATTCAACATAGTCAGGGTCGCCACACATGAACTCGTTGACACCGTTCTCTGGGCAGGTTTCGTTTGTGCAAGTAACTGTTTTCATTATGCGGCCTCGTAAGTAAAGTTAAATCGGATTTGGTCAGTATTTGCTAAAGCAAGGTTTGGACTTTGACCCCAATTGCTGCCAGTTTGATAAAAGGCTGAAACGACTGACGCGCTAACTGTGTAGGGAAGGACGTTATACATCGTGTTCGTGCTTGCGTCGTAGATAAAACCACTGCCCATCATTGCGCTGTTATATTTAGCCGCTATTGGCAAACCAATTTCAACGCTTGAGCCTAAAGTACCTGCGCTAGTTGCTGTGACAAACAATTGCACAAATATGGTTTTTTGAATTTGGCAGTATCTAGCAATTGTAATTGTTTTGGTGACTGTTGCTGATTGTGTCAGGGTTGGCGTGTAATCAACCCATGCGGCCCCGATGGTGTTAAGCGTCGCCGCAGTCAACACCTGCCCGCTAGTTGTTCCTGCTGTCCACTGTGTAGCCATAATGTTTCTCCTTTACCCGAGACGGTCGATGTCTAGTTTGTCTGTATCTAAAATAAAACTGTGATTATCAACCCAATCACCAAAGAATAGCGACACGTCAGTATTTTCTGGAGTCACGTTAATTGTTCGGCCCTTAATCACACAAGTAACAGTTTGTGCTGAAGCGCCCGAACCTGTCCAAGTAATGGTTGTTTTCTGCCATAACCCTTTTTCGATGCTTAAAAGATTACGCCAAAAACTTTCGGCCGAATCATCAGCTTTTTGTTTAACAAGTTTTGCAGAGGTTGCTAACTCGACAACATTAAATTTCGGTGTGCTGTACCGGTTAGTTAACCGTTGAGCAACACTTTGAGCAAAAGTGTTATCGCTCACACCTGTATTATTAAAAGAGACTGTTCTTTGACCGTATGTTAATGCGTTAGTTGAAGTGCTTGTAAAAGTTGCAAATTGACCACCAACGGTAGCAACATTGATAAGAGTGTCAATATTGAACGCTTGCTGAAAATTGTTTGCACTAAATGGCAATTTTGTGCCAGTGATAGAACCTTCAGGGGCAAATTCAAAGTCAACACTGTTGGCAGCGTTTCGAGTCGTGTCGTATGGCATCGCATTGACTCGATATCTTGCAACCGCGCCGTAGGGTGCTTGAACTGCTTCTTCAATAATTGTCGCGTAACAAACATCGTTTGCGGTAGGAATAATGTTGACCTGCCAGCCGTCAGCATAAACAGAACTTCCCGTGGGATTTGAAATATTGTCAAAAGTGGTTGAACTGTTGACATAATCAACAAGCCCAACAGAGTTAGGTTTACCGAGTAAAGGATAAATTGAAGTGTCGGCAATGGTCGTTTTAATGTTGGTACTCAACCAAGTGATATAAGGTCTCGAAATTCCACTAACACCTTTGAGATCTTGTAACGGACTTTTGCCGCCAACGGTTAAACCATCCTGTGCGGTCAATGTGACAGTAGAAAAAACGCCGTTATCTTGCAACTCAAAATTGGTAATAATGCCATCAAAAACATCTGTTGAAGTAGAACCTGCACCGATGTCAGTTAGTGCGTTAATAAACACACCTTGTGCGAACCAGTCGGTGCTTGAGTAAGTACCACCGCCACCGGGTGTTAAAGCCCCGTCTTTATTAAGAAGGGTGATGACGCAAGTGCCACGGCCCATCACATTGACATCAACAGATTGTCGAATACTCATTGACAAGACGCGAGAAGTGAAATCGGTCGGTGCGGCGACCGTTCCAATGTCTATCTTCCAAGTGGTGTTGATTGCCATGAGGTCAACGCCGAATTTGTGAAGTAGTGGTCATTGGGATTGAGCCATTGTCTCTAACCCAACGTTGGAGGGCTGCTACGACCTGGTTGGGGTCGCCGCCGTTGACATTGACCGTGATCGTGTTGCCACCGCCACCCATTGCGTGGTTCGGCGTGATGTTGCCAGACGATGACGGCGTGAACAATTCAGGACCACGCTCACCCACAAGGTAAGTCGAGCCGCCAGCGACAGGACCGCCCATAGCACGCTTGCCAGCGACTATGCCGACACCAAAACCGAGGTCAACACCGTAACCAGTTTTAAGATTTTTGAGGTACCCAGCAGCTGCTATTAGATCGCCACTGTCAACAAAGATCTTAAGTTTGTTTTGCTCGCCAAATGTGAGGTCCAAGTCTGTCGCAAGAATTGCTAAACGGTCAATGGCGTCTTTCTGTGCAGCGTTAAAATTACGAACCTGTTCAGCAGTTCCACCGAACGCCTCAACGCCTGCAATAAAAACTTTTTCCAATGATTCCTCAAGAAGGTCAAACGCTTCTCGAATGTCAAGGGTGCCAAGTAACGTTTGCCAGTCGGTAGTTAATGTAGTGACAACTTCTTCTTGTTCGTCAAGTGCCTCATTAATACCTTCAATGGCGTCAATTCGACTTCGGTAATAACTGGTGTACATGTCCATTTCGGCGTTAACGCCAGCGATTTTTTCTTCAAGTAACCCTGATCGACCGTCACCACGAGCAAAGAACCCACCTGTAGCAAGATGCAACAAAGGATCAGGAATCTTGCCGACTGTGTCACTAATTTTTTCAGTAATTTCCAAAATATCAACTAAAATTGGAACAAGAAATTTGCCGACCTCTAAAGTGACAGCCTCAAATTTGTCTTTAAGATCGTCTACTGCGTCGCGGTAATCCTTAGCGTTTCTTAAATCTTCTTCGCTAATAACTTTTGAACCCGAAACACTGTCGAGAGACTTTCGGAGATCGTCCGCGCCCATCTCAATAAGTTCGGCCATCCCTTGCCAGCCTTTGCCAAGAAGCTGCGCGGCGACTGTTGCTTTTTCGGCTGGGTCTTTAATGTCCTTAATTCGTTGGATCGTGTTTAGGAATGTTTCGTTGACGTCTAATGAACCGTCGTTTAGATACACGAGGTCTACGCCAAGGTTTCGCACTTTGTCCGGGTCAGCACCGATTGTTTTGTTGAGTCGTCCAATAGCGCCCTCGAGGGCATCAACTGGGACACCAATGTCCCCAGCGGCTTCTATGTAACGTGACGCGTCCTCAACGGCCAGACCTGTAGCGTCACCAAATTTTCCTGCCGCTATCGCGAGGTCTTGAAAGTCGCCAATTGCTTTAAGAGCAAACTTACCGATTGCGGCACCAGCTGCAATCCCAAAAGTAGCGGCGTTAGCGGCGACGGCATCTAAAGCGACTTTGGAGCCAGCCTTAAACTTGCCCATCCCACCCTCGGCGTCAGCAACGGCAGTCTTAAAATTACCGAAAGCGGCTTTAGCGGCTCTAATTCCTGAGTCTGAGAACTCGGTAAGAATCGGAATGTTAATTGCCATTAGCGGTTCACCTTCATTAATTCTTTGTTCGCTTCAAAGATTACTTCTTTGATAACAGGCTCTAAGGCTTTTTGAAAGTCTGGGATCGCTTTCTCTCCACCAGCCCAAACCATGCGCGACGGACCGCGCCCAATCTTTTGCGTAAGTAATCCCGAAAAGTTTGGGCGACTACGCGGACCACCACGGCCTCTACCGCCACTCTTGCCAGCCATATCTGCAATTGCGAGTGCTGCACCTTTTGTCCCTACAGTGATCGTGCCAATAGTTTCATACTGGGCACCTTTTTCAATGTTGCGTTTGCGTGCTTTTCGAGTGTTGGTCTTGACCACAACGTTGCGCGTCTGACCGTTCTTCCACCCGGTACGCCAAGGTCCGTCCATGCCTCTAGTAGGCGACGACGACGGAACCAATGGTGTAATTGCGTCAACAACAACTTTGCCAAGTTCTCGAATTTGTTTGCCGTAAGCACGACGCAGTTTAGGGTTTACGGAATTGATCGTCCGAAGAGCCTCTTTAAGGCCTGTCGGTTTCAGATCTATTCCAAGACTCACTTTTTGCTCTCGTTCTGCTCGATTATCAACCTGACCATTTCATCAATAATCTGGGCTGGTGTGTCCATCAGATCCAACGGACTGATGCCTGTACGAACAGCGAGCTGCGCGATCAGGTTTGTTGCTCTTCCTGCGGGCCCTGTTTGACTTTTGGGATAAACGTGATATCCATGACGTTTTCAACCCAAGTGCTAAACAACGGCACCACAATCTTTTTGGTTCGTAACGCATCCCAAGCCAACCATGCGAGAGGCTTGAACTTCATGTCCTCTAAGAAACGGCCCACGGAGAGCGTGGGGTGATGATCTTCCCACCTGCACGCAACTCCGTAGGTGATCGGTGCTTCGAATATTTCACCGTCAGCCATTTCTACTTTTAATGTCATGCCAATCATGTCGGGGTCCTTTGGTTAGTTACTGATTACGGGTTGGTGATGTCGCGAGCCCAGGTGCCGCCGACATAACTGACGCTTACTTGGCTCAATTCACCAACAGTCGTGACGATTGGCGTAAACGAAGCCAGCATGGCATTACTGATCGTGTACTCAGGGTTACTTGCGGACTCGGTTGTGCCTGCTGGTGAGATGACCAGAGTGGTGGTGCCGTCGCCGATCTGATCAAACAGGGTGGCTTCAATTTCGCCTGTTCCGTAGTTCATGAACATTGTCAAGGTGACGTTCACCATTTGGAGGCCCGACACGAAACGGTGCCCGGTATCGCCGAAGGTCGTGGATTCGAGTGAGTCGTAACCGATCTCAAGCGAGGCCGCAGAGGTGTTCTGCGTGACATCCACTCCACCGATGGTGACGGTTGGGTTGGACAGGTAAACGGTTTTTGTTGTGGGCATGGTTTTTCCTTTATGGGATGCGCTTGGAAGCGATTCTGATAGTTAGGTCGTATGCGGGTAATTCTTGTGAACCGATCTGAGCGAGCGACGGTGAGCCACTCACAACGGCGATAGGGCTGTTCATAATGGTGTCGCAGACTTCAAGAATGTAGTTTGCCGAATCGCTATTGCCGGGTGGCGCGCCAAGGATTCGGAGATCAACTGTGATGTCTGCAATTTGGTTGTTGAAACAAGTGAACGTCGGTAATTCCACGAACACGGTGAGCGGTCGTGCGTTGCGCGGATCGGTGACAGGCTTGAGTCCCAAGGCTGTGAGCGACGCTGACACGGTGTCAACGGTGTCCGTGAAGATGCCTGCCATTTCATGCACACTGCGATCGTTTAATGCCGAGCAACTGGTTTACTCGACCCAAGGTCATGAGCGGTGGTCCTGTCATGTCACCAAACGACGCGTAACTGTCTCCAGTTGTGCCACGTTCACGGTAAAGCCCTGCGGCGTAAAGCGTGGTTCCTAACAGCACTGAACTGTCAGGGGCAGTCGTCAGACTGTCGTGGTAACCAGCCTGCACGCGACGCCTGAAACACCAAGCGTTTGCAGCTGCGACACAAGTAGTGAGGAACGCGGTGTCATTTGCCGTGGCCGACGAGATCCCAAGAAATTCTTGCACCGGGGCAACTGATGACAACCATGTACAAGTCAAAGTCCATGTCAAAGTTCCAAACGGATCGGCAGCGGACCGTTCTAGATCGTCGCCAACATCTTGAAACATCAATTGGTTAACAATGATTTCGTTTTCGTTGTAAAGCAGGTCGCCTGCTTCGTTAACGCCAGCAAACAAGTTGACCGGTACAGCGATCACAATGTGCGTGCCGTTCAGGCCGTGACCGAGTCCTGTCAATGTGATTGTCTGACCGACTGTGATGTCGGTTGTTTCGAGGGTCTGCACCACAGCAACATCGTCTAGACGCTGGTGGTGCGTCACGCTAAATGTGGCCATGGTGCAGACTTTCTCTTAGTTTCGGTTGATCAG